CTGGAGTTCCAGTAATAGCTATAACGTCCTTCTTGCTTACTGTCTGCCCTAGTTTAGGAATGTAGTGTCGCTTTAGCCATCGCTGCAAGAACATACCGATCTGTTCCTTCACCATCACGAACTGTGACTGTGCTGAACGTGACTGTAGTACTGCGTTAGTTGCTGGAGTAGATGATGGGAGCTGTTCACCCGTAACTGCCTCGAAGGCGCTAGTAACTCGCTCTGACCATCCTTGGATCACTGACTCGTCTCGGTAACTAGCTGCTGAAGCCTCTTGTACGACAAGCTGTTGCAAGTCATCCATGTTGTTCAAGACAACTGCTCCGTTAGTAGTAAGCCGTGAGAGCATCTGTGGAGTAACTCCAGAACCCTTTCGGATCTTGAATAGTCCCAGCTGTGATACTCGTGCTCGATTGATACGTACGTTTACAACTGTGTTCAACCAAACCTGCAACGCCATTAGAGATTCTGCTGGTCCACGACCGTGCCAACGACCAGGTACACGTTTATAGCGGATCTCTTCGTAGGGCTTGATTACCTTCTTCGTACCGTCAGTAATTGTATTCTTTTCAATAAGGTGGACTCGGTGCTCTCCATACTCCAGACCAGATACAACGATGTGTCCCTCTACTAGTTCGTTCTCATCCTTTTCCTTTCCTGTAATAAAACTGAGCGGCATAAGCCCCCAGCGTTCATAAACATCAATAAGCTCATCTTGTCCTGAAGTAACGCCAAAGTGTCGGTCATTACGAGATACCGATGTGCTTCCCTTAACGTCGTCTGTGTCGTCCCATCCGTCCATTGCTTTAAGCTGTTCTGGGTTTAGAGCAGCTCGTTCAATTACAGCGTTAGCATCCTGAATGCTTTCCGCTGAAGGATCAATAAGGAAGTTCAGTAGATCAACCTGCTTGATGCGTACAGTCTTGTCACCACTGCTTTGACTGACAAAAGTCTTCCAAACTACAGTTCCGTCGATAGCCAAGTCACGCTCTAGCTTATCTAGGTACTCACCAAAGTACATTTGGTCTAGCATCGCACGTGTTATTTCACGCATGAAGCCAGTAAGACCAATAGCTTTAGCACTCTTAGCTCGGAAGTTAATGTCCTTGGTATCAAGGTCGATGTTCTTAACGATCGCATCAACTGTTGATTCTGTTAGTGGAACCCATGTCTTTGCTTGCCCTGTAACAGGGTCGTTGCTCTCATCAAAGATCCCGTAATAGTTCTTACGAAGGTTCTTAATGAGGTTACGCATGTTGAACGCAACACGTGGTGTTACAAGTACAGTAGCCTCTTCCCACTCGTTTCGTTCTGTCTCGATCAGAGTGACGGCTGCCTGCTTGTATTTGTTATCTAAAGTTTTGGCCATAGAGATTAAATTCGTAATCATCATTCAAAGCCTCCTTGTAACCCTCTAGTCCATACCTAACCGCGTCCATTGAATGTGAGAACGTATGCTCGGGTACGTTTAGTATTTTACCATTTTTATCAGTTTTCCATAAGTAGTTCCGATACTCCCTAATAATATTGGTGCTTCTACTGGTCACAGACACTCGCTGATCCTGCACAAAGTTGATTCCCTGTGCAACACTTCCTGGTCCCTTCTGGCAACCGACGATGCTAACGCCGTGGTCTGCAATCTCATCAATACTCTTAGGCTCTGCGCTATCTGCAATCACCATTACCTGTTCTGCCTGTGCCTTGATGATGTCTGCTAGCTCTCGGTTACTCATCCCTTTACGGTACAGTCGTTCGTCCAAAATAAATCCACCGTTGTAGCTGTAGATATCTACCAACGTACTTGGGTCATTTGAGTATCCAAAGTCCATTCCTCTGCGCTCTAGTCGTGCTTCATGTGGAATCTCGTCAATTATCTGCCAATCCTTATAGATCTTCCCTTCCACCTCTCCTAACTGCCCTAGTCCATATACCTGCCACCAACCCTTACGGTTCTTACGCTGTTCAATAGAGTCTACGATCTCTGGGCTTAACGCTTCATTATCTAAATAGGTCAGGGTGATGTGTTCAACGTCACTACGCTGTCCCTTGATGTGTTGGTAGAACCAGAACTCATTAGTTGGGTTCCAGTCAATAAAACAAAACTCCTTAGTACGAACCTCTAGCTCCTCAAACGCCATGAACGGCACGTTGTTCGCCTCATTGATGAACAAACGCTCTCGTCGCCCTCCACGTAGCTTATCGGCCGTGTCAGCGCCAAAGAATTCTAGCTGTGATCCAGTCTCAAACGTGTAGATCTTATCTGTCTCTGCCCAGCTATTGTCGTTCCAATAGTTATGGGTTCTCATTATCTTCTTGAAGTCTCTTAGTGATCCCTTCTTCAAGTGAGGCATAGACTCAGAAACAACCGATGTAAGAGTCGGCTGCTTGTCAGTCTGAGCCATAGCTATCAGATACAGCAGGATGGAGATTGTCTTACTTGCCGATGTACCTCCCTGCACACAGCGAACCTTCTTTGTAAGGGCTTTGATCTTTCTTGTAGCAGTAGTTTCACGAAACATACACTTTCTCAGCGTTCTTTCTAGCTATCACAGCGTCTGAATATTGTTCAAACAAACCCAGGCTCTTATCTTTTCCGTTCACCTTTATCCTCGCACGCCACTTCCCTCTCTGCTTATGCCAGCCAATACCGACATCTTGGTTGTTGGTACTGATATTCGCCATCTGTTGATACTTGTTTACCCACCTGCAGTTACTTGGCTCATAGTCCCCATCAACATCAATCCTGTCGATTTGATGGCCATCGGGGCGTTTACCCATATCCTCAACGAATAGCTCAAAACCTTTTTCAGACAACCAACGGTCGCAAACCTTAATACCCCGACCACCGTAGCGCTTGTAGTAGTGATAACCAGGGCTGGAGCAACGCCTATACATGTTCCAGTAAACCGAATACAACGGATGGGACCGCAGAGTACCTCTCTTATTTCCGTATGTATATCCCATTTACCTTCAGTCCTTTAATCTTGATTGTCGCTGTCGTCTCCTTGAACATTTCTTTCAATCATCATGATTGGTGAAGGTAGGTCTTTCCCATCTCCTCCAGTTAGCTCTGTTCTACTACTGAAGCCGTCATCCTTACCTTTTCTCTCCAACCACCAGTTAGCTTGGGTCTTATCTCCTGACTCTATTGCTCCAGAAATAACCTTTTTAGCCTTATAATTGACCATTTTCTTCAATGCTTCCTTTCGCTCTGAAAACTCTGGGTGCTTCTTTTGATAATCATAAAGTGCGTCTTTGCCAATCCCAGCGACAAAACATGCTTCTAGGTCTGTTGCGCCAACGCTAAAAGCGTCCTCTAGTTTCCCGATGACTTCTGGTGTCATTACTGTTGGTCTCCCTGTGTCTGCCATACTATTCTTCTCCTTCAAACATTAGGTCAATTACTTCCTTTCTCGTCAGCCATAGATCTTGGTTGCTCTTGCCCTTATATGGGTGTTCTACGTGGGCATCGTGGTCGAAAGCTATGGCCGAATTACTTGTATCACACTTAAATTGTACCCCATTCTTGTACAATCTGTAACCGAGGTCTACGTTCTCGAAGCCAAAGTCAGTGTCGTATCTCTCTTCAAATGCCCCAGCTTCAACGATAAGTTTCTTCGGAGCTGCTCCCCAATCTATCTCCCATTCATGGTATTCAACCTTTCCCTCTCGGTGTGATCGCCAGTCCCATTTAATGCTTGTATCTTCCTTGGTTAGTTTACCTGTTGCAAACGTACCTAAGTCCTTTGCTTTCCCTACTGGGGCTGTAATAGCCGTGTTTGGGTTTGCCTTATAAAAGTCCCACATCTTCTGTAGTGCATCAGGTCCTATCTTGATCCAGTCCTGTAAGAACACTATCAACTCTCCTTGGGCTTCCTTCACTGCTTGGTTCATCTGGTAGGCAAGGTCTGGCTTTGCTCCTGGGACAGACAGTCTTGGTAGCCACTCTACGCCGCCAAAGTTTTGTCTCTGCATGGATTTGAACGCTTGCTCTAGTCCTTGTGGTCGTATGCTTGGTGTTATTACACTTATTCTCATATTGAAAAATACTTCTTCTTTGTTAGGTGACTCGTCACACCAGTAGGTTTCGCACATCTTCGGTCGCTTATCAGTTCCATATACGCCGCATTTGTTATCTTTCGTTAGATGTTCACATGCTACGTCTAGTTTACCGCTAAAGTCCCCGCGCTCGTCCTTGAATACTTGTATGTCGTGATAGCTTGCCCATTTAGCGTGGTCTTCGCTGAACAATGGGAAGTACATCACCTTGCAGCAATCCCCTACACACTTTCGGTTACAGTTTAGTGTGCAGTCATCACAGCTCATAATGCTTGGTTGGGTAGCCTTCCCCACTTGGTGAAGAACTTGTTTGCATCCTCTTCTTCAATTGCTGTTCGCTCAGGGATAGTTGTACATGTTCTTCCTCCCTCTGTTATCACGTTGCAGCTTGGTTCTGACTGTACCTTCACTCGTGCTTCCTTGCATCGTAGTACGTAGTCAGTGTCAGAGCAGTAGAGATAGAACTGTTCGTCTAGATATCCAACCGTTTCCAGTACTTTCCTCGGTATTACGAAGAAGCATCCCCAGAAATATTGCTCCTTTCCGTTCATCTTCGGGCTTACAACCGCGTTCTTACACATATCCCTGATGTTTCCCTCAAGTACGATGTCGTTATTCACTACTGCAACATAGTCGCCCCTTGCTATAGATAACCCTGTGTTTACTGCCTTTGTGAATCCTAGGGTTCCTATCTCGTTGGTTACAATAATCAGCTCATCGTAATCCTTCAGTGAAGCAACGCATTCCAGTAGCCGCTCATCATGCTCCTTTCCAGGAACGTGGGGAATGACAACGCTTAGAAACTCTTTGTTGCCCATAAACATCCGAAGCTAACTGTTGATCCGTCTGGCTTCTCTTCCATATGGGTTCCAAAGTATTCAGTGGTTTCAAACCCTAGCTGCTTCAACTCGTGGATCTTCCAGTGGCTAAGATGGTCTTGTAGTGGGTTATCCCATGTGTTCTTTCGGTGGAAGTCTGCTGGTTCTACTGGGAAGAGGAGTACCAGTTTCTTCTTTGCTCGTTCCTCTAGCCGCTTAATCCATTTATGTCCGTCTTCCTTGGTCATGTGCTCTAGCACGTCAAAGGACACAATAACGTCGAACTTCCCTGTGAACTTTCGTACGTCGCCAACTATAAATTTGTGCTTCTTTGCTTTGAACTTCTTTTCCTTTGCTTCTGCAATGGATTCCTTGTGACCATCTACTGAAGTGAGTTCTTTCCATGGGTAGTCGCACATCTGTGCAGCAACAACAGACCCGTAAGGTCCGCATCCCAAGTCCAGACAAGTTAGCTTCTTGTGGTCTAGGTCACCAATGTGTAGTCCTAAGTCAAAATGATTGCGCATATTTACATTGATTGGAAGGAATTACTTCGGGTGGTTCTGTCTGGCACGTACGTCTTGCCTGCCTCCTTAAAGCATTCTGTTGAGCAGAGCTTCTTCTTATAACCGAGGAAGTGTTTCCCCTCTTTTACCTTCTTTCCGCACTGTTCGCATTTAATCATAGAATGGATTTTAAGCCCTCTTCAATTCGAGAGGCGTATGTTTCTTCATCCCAGTGGCCAAAGAGCGCAGAGCGGGTGTCTACTGGCTCCTGAGCCATCACCTGTTCGATCTTCTCTCTGATCTTTGCAGGTTCAGGGTCAACTATCCAGTCTTCTCTCCCTATGCCCTTGAGATACTCGGAACATTTGATGCTGTCTGACATGACGATCACTGGTGTGTTCATTGCTAGTGCTTCCAGTACAGTCCGTTGTGATCCGCCGATGTTCTTACTGGTAACCAGTATCACTTTACTTTGTGCCATTAGGAATCGGTTCGTCGCAGCAGATACATGTGGCACTACGGTCACACCCCTCTTCATAGGTTCTTCCCAGCAGTACCGTTCTCTTTCCTCATACATATAGCCTGCACACATTGCTCGTAGGCCAGCTACAGACTTATAGAATAGGTCGTGGCGCTTCCAGTCAGCGAATGTTGCAGGGAAATAAACGTCTATGTTCCTCTGTGCGTTTTCAATAGGTGTGTAGAGTCCTGTGTTTGTTCCAAAAGCAACCGTACAGGCAACCTCTTGCTCGTCGAACTTCTGTTTATACTCATCATTCTCTACAAAGACGTGAGCAAAGCGGTACCAGTTCTCTGCCATCGTGTCGCCGCCAGCAAAACAAAGGGCCATTGGTATACCAAGTTTCCCTAGTGGTTCTGCGTGTGGTCGTGTGCAGTCCGCCCAGTGAAGGATTGTGTCAGGGCTAAACTCCTTTACGTCTTCTACTAGGTCGCTGCTTGGCACTACGTGGATGGGGAAGTACTCGTGTGGGATAATTTGCCGTCTCCCTATGGTGTAGAACTTTACATCGTGTCTGGTGCACAGAGACTTAATAGCCGCACACAGCCCATCTTTCCAAGTGATGGTCTGTTCTGTTGCGTTTTCCCAGTCCCAGATGATAGCTATTCGCATAGGTTATCTTTTGTAGATATTTCCAACGATCTCTTTGTTCTTGCCGTACTTTACGTTCCATCCGTTGTGATTCCGATTGAGTGTCCACTTAACTATCATGGTTCCTTTAGACCCGTTAAGGGTTCCGTCCTTCTTGAAATGTATTGTCTTTAAAATGTCCCCACTCCATATCTCTGTTCCTTTGCGATCGTAGATACCTGTAAATCGCCGCCAAAGTTTTGTGTCTGTGCCTTGAAACTTGTGCTCTTCTAAAACTTCTCCCGTACGTGGGTCGATAGCCTTCAATTTAAATACCTCCATATTCAATGTTATTAGTGAAAGAGATTCTTGAGAGGGCCGACCAGAGCAGGAGGAAAACTCTAGCAAGCCCACCTAAGAATCACTTAATCTTTAGTTCCAAGTATACATTCATGAAGGTAAAGTCCAAAACTTCTCCAGCCTTCTTCTCCTTGCTCTTAGCCTTCAACAAAAACTCCATTACCTCTTCTAGAGCCTTGTCTAGTTCTCCGTTTATTACTTCCCCCTCTGGTGTGATCATTGTCATAGAATCATTACCTCTGGTTTAGAAAAGCCTTTGGTGAACAGCCAGCATTCCTTAAACGAGTTCGGTGGATTCTTCCAGTCTCGGTGTGGCTGTAGTTTTTTACCGTATGTGCTGCTCTTGTTGCTTTTGACCTGTATGAAGCGTGTGTGCTCTCCATTGGTTGCTATTGCGTCCCAAAGGCCAAAGAAATCTACTTGCTTCATGTAACGTGTTGGGTTTGGCGCCAAAATTACCTCGTACCCCTCTGCCTCTAGTAGGCGTTTAGTACGTAGTTCATTCTTACGACCCAGTGCTCTAGTTGATGGCATATTCCCCTTTGTTTAATCTTCTACCCCCGACCTAAGTCAGAGGTCGTTATGGAACACCTATCTTCGATAGGGAGTAGAAGAAAAGATCGTTGGGTGGTCAGTGGTCACATTCCACCCCGTGATCTTTCTGAGACTCTTTCACAAGTTCTCACTCACTGACGTGGGCATGTCAGCAGATATATTATACCAAACTTGCCAGCATTATTCAGAGTCTTTGTCAATCCCTTCTACATAGAAACTAGAGCTATCACTAACATATATAACTTCTTCTTCCAGTTCTCTGTCTAGGACTTCCTGTAAATCCTCAGCTATGAGCTTGTAGTTGTTAAATGCCGTAGTATTTCCATTATGTGACAAAGCCTGTAGGTTGCCGCACATTTCTGCTAACTGTCTTATGCTTTCTTTCTTCATATATTCTCCTTTAGTTATTTAAATACTTCTCTATCTTCTCCTTCCAGTTATCAAAGCCCATGAACTTCAGTACAACCTTATTTAGAGCTATGTCACACTTATTACAAATGCCTCTATAGACATTGTCGTCCGAACATATCTGCCACTGCTGCTCTGCCTTCTCTCCGCAGCGGTAACACTTGATTCTTCCAATACCTATCTCTGTGTATGGAGTCTTTCTCATACAGTCTTTTTTTTTCTTTACCCATACCCCACCCTTATGCTATCCTAGAACCAAACACTGGGAGGCGTTTGAGGATGGCACTTCGTAAGAGGTGTCTTTTCTTTATACCCTCTGGATATGCACCAGGTTGACGGTGGGAGTGGCTGCACGATACCTCGTACAAACAATCAGAGCCTGGGTTTTTCCATTACCAGAAGATATAAAGTTGTAACGTACTATTCACTTAAAGGGGTTGATGAACTGCCTTTACCTGCAATCAGGGTAATTATTCCCGATCTCCTAGGACGAGACTTACGGCTAGGGATAGAACATCCACACCCATAAATGAATAGAACGGTTCACACGCTAACTACGAGAGAGGCTGTCGCTTACATCGTACTCCGTAGGTGGAGAGGTTATTTTTGGCGTGCTTGGTAGTTTTATGATTTACCTTTGTCCTGGGCGCAATATTGTTAACATTGCCATTGCATCATCTGCCGACGATACTTTGCGTACAGACTCATCTGTAACTCCCAGGAAGAGATAAACCACTCCTGTTACCACAGGGTATAGGTTAGTTTAACGTCATGACTGATACTTGGACGTTTGGTCTATGACTCTTCGGTTGTTGTAGCCTCATGAAAAGGCTGCATCTCTTTAAGGATCTTATTGAACTTAGCAGTCATCTCTTCTCGTGCTGCCTTGTAACCCTCTTCATACCCATCTTGGTACTCTGGGTTATGAGTCTTGAAAAAGTTGTTGAGTGATTGTGCGGTGCGTCCTGCGTACATATATATTTTGGTTACAAAAAATCTCCTTAGAGATAGACGAGGTTTGCATCGGCACACAGTGGCCGTGGGCATCCGCCCGCCTTGTCCATCTCGAAAGAGACATTAACTGTGTTTCATGCACCCACATAATACCACGTTGGAAATTCTTAATGAAGTTGTCCTGTGTATACATTGACAGCATAGCTTAAATCCGCTACTATTTACGTGTATGAATTTTATTGTAAAACAGACAGGAAAGTGCAAAGGTTGTAAGAAGGGAGATAAACCACATCATGCAAAGGGTTTGTGTAAAGCGTGCTATATGCGCATCGTTTTCCGCCCAAGCAAACAGGGTGTGGATAAATAGTTGACATGTAGCGGGAGTATGCTACTGTAGATACATAAGCCAATCACTAAAGGGGAATATGAAAGTACAAGCAACACTCGTAAAGGAGATCAAACCTAATCTAAAGTCACTAAGAGCCGCACACATAGAGATATACGGATTCGATCCACTAGAAGAGGAGCAGAAAGCTATGGGGTGGGCTAAGAGCCAAAACATCTGTGAACACATGCCAGACGACCCAGACGTAACTCAATGTAGCTTCTGTGGATATGAAAAAGCGTAAACTAAGAGCCTTACTCCGTTCAGACTGGCTCACCCACAAGCTCATGCTCCTAAACGTAGCTTTCCTACTAGGAGTAATCACGCTGGCAATACTGAACCTACGACAGCTCATCATTATTCAGAACTTGTTTACCTAGTATGTGGAGACTAATCATTATAATACCAGTTATTGGTTTACTACATGCTTTTGTAACCTATGATTGGCCAGATGCGATAGGTGAGCTTTGTGGAACTGTGCAAGATCTACAGATCGTTCCTTCTTGGGGTGATGATGAAGCCTATTGGTCTATTTTATGGGATGATGGAACGATTACAGGGGACTCAGCAAGTAATGCTCGGCGGGCACCAGCCAATGGAGAAAGAAAATGTAAAGCAATCTACTAGTATGTTGACTGACAAGCAGATGTCCTACCTCAACCACCGTATGGCTGGTTATGTCCGCAAGATGGACTATGACTACCCTACATGGGAGAAATGGGCGCAGGGGAACCTAGATCACTTCACATTCAATAACCTTCTAAAGTCTATTAAAGACTACGAGGATACATGGGACGAGATACATCTAGACTCGTTTAAGGGTCAGGTAAAAGAATTGTATGAGCGAAGAGAAAACACTACAGCATAAGATTCTACTAGTTCAGCAGGCACTAAAGGGGATGTCAAAGGATCAGAAGGGTTTCAACTACAAGTACTACAACATCAACCAACTGATTGCGAAACTAAAACCATTACTAGCAGAACACGGGCTATTGGTCATGCAGCCACTCAGTCACATAGAGGGTAAGCCAGCTATTACCACTGTTGTCGCTTCTAGTGGAGAACAGATGGAATGGACTACTCCGTTACCAACGAACGCTACTGTAGGCGTAGATAAGGGCGGTAAGCAGACTACAGAGACTGATCCCCAGCGAATGGGAGCTGCAATCACCTACTACCGACGATACGCACTAGCCTCATTATTCCTTCTAGAGGCGGAAGATACTGACGCAAACTAATATGAGGGAGATAAAGTTTAGAGCGTGGGATGGAGAGAAGATGCAACCAGACCTAATGAATACTGTTTGTGAGGTTACGTGCCCAACTCTATTGAATCATGCGCTACAACACGTGAAAGAGGACTATGTGATCATGCAGTACACAGGGCTCAAGGATAAGAACGGAGTTGAGATCTATGAGGGGGATATTATTGAAGAGCTTTTTGAAGAGGTTCTTGGAAAAACCCAGGCTTGGGAAGTGATTTTTGCAGAGGGGGCTTTCCGTGACAAAGGTGATGAAAAACATATAGGTGAACCTTTGGGAGAGCTTGACTTGGCTATATGTAAAGTCATCGGTAACATTTACGAATCACCTGAATTACTAAAAGACATAATATGAGCGACCAAAAAGCAGAACCAGTATTCGTAGACGGCCTAATCATAAAGGCCCCAAGAGAAGGAGCTCCAGACTTCGTTAAGGGGAGCCTCTCAATCAAACGTGCAGAGCTTATCGCTTGGCTTACTGTCCGAGAGGAGGAGTGGATCAATGTTGATATCAAGCTAAGTAAAGCAGGTAAGTGGTACGGACAGGTAAACACCTGGAAGAAGGAAGATAGCGGAGGGGACTGGAAGGAGAAGGCTAAAGCATCTATCGGGTACTCAGAGGAACCTAAGATGGACGCAGCGTTGTACCAAGCCCCACCAATAGGAGAAGTTAATTTAGAAGACATACCTTTTAGCTAGTACCTGGGTAAGTATAAAAACTATCCCATCCATTCTAAAGATGTTAAAATGGATGTATATGAAAAAGAAATGTTTCAAGTGCAATAAGACAAAGAAGCTGTCCTTCTTCTACGTTCACAAACAAATGGGAGACGGTCACCTAAACAAGTGTAAGACGTGTACCAAGAGGGATGTTAAAGATCGCTATTATGATCCTAAAGCTATAGAAAGGATTAGGGCATACGAAAGGAAACGGTTCAAAGACCCAGAACGTAAAAAGAAAATAAAGATCTACGCCAGAACGATGCGTGCAAAATATCCAGGGAAATATAAAGCACGGGCAGCGGTCGCTAACGCTATTCGTAAAGGAACCTTAAAAAGAGAACCGTGTGTATATTGCGGGGATCCAAAATCACAAGCACACCACAGGGACTATAGGAAGAAACTGGATATTATTTGGGCATGCTTTAAATGCCACCGCTCGAAAGAACACAATCAACATGTCCACAGCAAGTAAACACTCAGCAGCGTGTCGTAAGTATCGTGAGGACTTTATGGATGAAAAGGGGTACAGCTACTGTGAACAGTGCGGTCGGTCTGATAGACGCACACAGGTACATCACCTAGTTTACGCTAGCCGTGCCCCCAAGCACCCCAACCTACATGACTTTAGAAACCTTCTGCTTGTATGTGGCCAGTGTCACGACAAGTTCCACGGAGGTCAGTATAAAAAGGAGTTCGCTAAGCTAGAGGAGGAGAGAGGATTAAAAGAATTGTTTGTATGAGCCTATTCCAACTACCAGGTGAGGTGAGCAAGGTAACGTCGATGAGTAATCGTAGACTCAGGATTCAGTTCGACTCCCAAGAGAACCTCTCACAAGAACAGATGGCTACGACCATGGGACTGGTAGAGAAGTATGTTTGGGCTTGTTTCATGCCAGATACAGAAATAGCCATAGAAGACGTTATAAACCTGCCTAAGCTGCCAGCCAGGGAAGACAACCAAAAGTCTGACTCGCAGCGTCTAAGGGCCTGTCTGTACGTCCTGTGGGAACAACAGGGAAAGAAAGGAGACTACGAATTGTTCTACCGTACACAAATGGACCGCTTTATAAATGCCGTGAAGGAGAAACTAACTTAGGGGGCTTATGAAATACTGCCAAATCTGCATGAGGAAAAGAGCACAGCGTAAATGGTTTACGTGGCTGTATATCTTCTGTAAGCACAAACCCTATTGGTGTGACGGGTGTAACTCTGAAGTATGGCTTTAGACTTTACAGTTGAAATGGTCCGACAATACACTAAGGCTAAATACGGTGGGTATGAAGACTGTATTGATGCTGATGATGAAGTCAAGACCCTACACTTTCTCATTTATCACCGTTGGTGGACCCCAGCAAGCCTATATAAAGTGCTTTCTAACTATAGCGATAAAATAAAGGAGGCTGCTCACTGTCCTGCTGCGTGTGGTGCCTTTAGAAATAAAAGAACCCATTAGTCGGAACCAATGAGCCTTTGCTCTTGACGTAGGGCAGACTGTTCAGGCCTACCATGTCCAAACCGCCAAGAAGTGGCAATACTATATATAAACCTAGTAACTGAGTCAATATGAGCATCACTAGCGACGTTGAGTCTGTGCTAAGAGACTTTCCTCATACGAGGGATTCGGATAAGAGGTTGATAATGGCTGTCTACTGGAACTTCCACCAAGGGGCTTTTATGCAGGACGAACGGGGGGAATGGGGGATCAAGTCTAGTAAGTTCTTTGACCTACCGTCCTCTGACAGCATCACACGTGCCCGTAGAAAGCTCCAAGAGCAAGGGAAGTATGAACCGACCTGTGAGGAAGTTAAAGAGGCTAGGAGACGCAATGCGGGACTGATGCGGGGAACGATGCCAACAGAGGGATGGAGAATTACATTGGACCAGGACATAGCTTAAAATATGAGTATGAACACTAAACTCCTAGACGACCTGAACCAACTCATACGGGATAAGCACATCGTGTATGCTAAGGACGGGTTCAAGCACAAAGCTGGAGAGACGGTAGACGCTAAGGACTTCGCTGAGGTGATTGGTAAGTATGTTGAGAGTCTGCTGCCTGAGGAGAAGGAATGTACTGCTGACCCTGATGAAAGCCCCAAGCATTACTGGACTTGTAAGGGCTATGACCTGTGCCTTGAAGTCATTAAAGAGAAGATTAACGAATAGATATGAAGGATCTAATAGCAGCACCATTCCTATTGGTATGTGTTCTCCTGAAACTATTATCTATGCCGTTTGGACTAATTGCAGCGTATCTTGGCGGAAAACGTACTCTTGAGATGCTCCAAAAGTTATACGGCGAAGATTAGCTCCTAGAGCGCATCACTAGCTGGTGCTCTCAATGGAGGTAAATCATGGTCAACAAGATCATCGCTTCCGTAAAGGCGATCGTGGTGATCGTCATCGTAGCTGCCATAGTTGCGGCATTCGTCCTAAACTCAATCTGGAGACCACAATGCTCGAAGAACTGCTGAAGATGGCCACTGAGCCTGCCTGGATCGTCATTGTCGGTGGAGTCATTCTCTGGATTATCAGCGACATTGTCATGCGACGAAGGGGGCTGCTGTGAACATTCGATACCTCCAAGAACTTGAGAGAGAGGTATCGGAAGAGATTCAATGCGTTCCTTGCCCAACCTGCAGGCGTCTGTGCCCAATCAACATGACATTTCTTGTTGACGACGGGCGTCTCGTAGACCTCTCGATCTGTGACAACTGTGCCGATCACCGCACCATTCGCGCCTTCCGAATCATCACCCCTGGTGAGTGGACGAAGATGGCCGATGCTGGTGTGCCGATCGTCGCAGTCGATCAAGGGAAGTCGTAATGAGTGGCAAGAACAGAAGGGGTCAGAACGATAGACATCACGTCATCCCAAGGGCTCGCGGAGGGGGTCATGGCCACAATGTGGTCATACTCCCCCGAACCTTCCACAGCGCCCTCCATACAATCTTCCAGGATCTCAAGCCTGAAGAGTACGCTGCATTCCTAGAGGAGGTTCTCGTGCCAGGACGCACTTGGAACTCCAAACAACTACATGCGCTTCGCCAACAGGTGAAGCGTTACAACAAGTGAGGCGCTATGAAAGGAACTAAAGCAAGCGGCAACTGTTCAAAGACAGGCTGCGGCCGATACTCAGAAGCCATCGGAGCTGACAAGGCTGACGCCCTGATGCTGCTCAATCATGAGCATGGGTATGACTTCAAGCACGTCTTTCATGGCGTTCCCACCTACAAGGTGATCAACCTGGTCGAGGAGAAGAAATGAAAATCCTCGCAGGTAAGTTCTGCCGACGCTGTACAGGACTGAAGATCTCCCTGGTCGCCAATGGTCAGGTGATGGTCGTACGGTGCATGGACTGCACTCACGAGAGCAAGTTCTGCCCTGAGCCGAACTGTTCGGGCTACATGCGTGACCTCGCTCCTGGCTTCCAGGAACAGAAGTGTTCAATCTGCAACCATACCACTACGTATGTGGAAAAGGAGGAGGTTGAGCAAGTCCCTCTGTTCATCTAGTCTTCCGCTTGGTAAGCGGACTAAAGTGGTTTTCTCGCGGGGGTTCCATCTCAAAACTCCTGCACCACTTTCAAATATTCAACGTATAAAAGAAGAGCTGAGAATTATACTTTAGCTTCTCAATGTATAAATAAGTATATGATTGACCTACAAAAACTAGACGACATGTACAAGGCTGCGACTCAGGACTACTACCGTTTTGATGATACACATATTGTTGATGTGGGGGTGACTTGTCCAACCAAACCAAACCTGATCCTCTCTGGAAGAAAGCAAGATTTAGACTCCCTACTAGCCCTACACAACGCCTGGCCTACGATTCTCAAACGCTTAGAGGCTGCAGATGAGTTGGCTGAGGTTCTTTCCTCCCTTCCAGGCGCCCCTAATATTCGAGAACTCTTTATGCCAGCTGATCGTGGACGTGCAGAGGGAGTCACCGTCACTCTAGCCGCCGTCAACGAAGCACTCGACACTTACAAACAAAAACTAGATGTCTAACCTACCCTCACTAGTACTCCTAATGTTCATCGGCATGGTCTTATTCTATGTCCATGTAATCAACTGTATCGTTGCGTATCAGCCCATCTGTAAATGGATTGTAGGAATATAGTGATATACTTAACGTATTAAACTGTTACTTATATCTTATGGCTACGTATAGCTGGAACTTTGAGAACCAAACAGAAGTGGCGACTCTTGGCCTTTGGGACGGGGTAAGCGCTTTCGACACCATCTACAAGTACGACAACCCAAACATAGAGTTCGCGGCACTAGGTGCTAACAAGACATACTCCAAAGCTGAGTTCGCTGCAGAGGTAAAGAACCTCACCGACTGGAATAGTATTGTCAAAAGAATACTTTCACCTACCGTCTCAGCTACGACTGCTAACGTAGGGTCTATAGAAAAGACCTCAACAACTATCGTAGCGAGCCATGCAGTCGGAGCTAACACAGTGTTCGATGCGACATACACGGAGTCTACGGGTAATGTGATCGTACTATCACACCTACTGATATCTGTATCAATCGCCAACTTCCGTGAGATACTGAAAACCATGCAGGAAATGGTAGATGCCAACGAAAACTTCTAGATAACAAAAGACTCCCGCAAAGGAGTCTATTGTTTTTATACTCTATCCTCGTGTTATACGTTCGAGGTATTTCAGAATACCTAGTCCAAGTGTAACGATACCGAGTGCAGACCAGTCGCCTGACTCAACGGCTACGCGGACAATCTCCCCAACACCAAGTGAAACGGTGAAGATTGATAGCCATACACCACGAGACAGTAGTGGATGTTTATCCATACTATTCAGCTATTGGTTCACCGTCCTCAACTGAGAGAGGGATTTCGCCTTCTCCCCAGTCCATGATGAATGCTCCTTCTGGTGCATCCGCCATTAGCTTCTGACGAGTCTCCTCAGCGAAGTGACCCCACCACGCAGCAAACGTGATGTCTGAAGCACCCATTTCTTCGTAAGCGATTACGAGTGGGCTGTCTGCTGTAACTCGCATCTTGTCACCGCTAACCTGTAGGGCTGAAGATGTATCGAAATAACGGAACTTTTTCTCTTCTGACATATAAATGTGTTTATGACTTAGGAATTAGTGATGTGAACGGTTCACCCAGTTCAAACTTGTTCAACAACCCTTCTGAGATACTGTCGATTTCGTGATGACCGCCGAAGACCAGTGTGAAAGTAGTCCAGTCTGGGATCAAGTGTCTTGCTGTTGCGGTACAGAACCACACGTCAGGATTCCCCTCCACCTTCGATAGGCGGCCCTTGTAGAGCAATCGAGGGTCTACTTTGGGTATTCCTTCATCTACAGCGTTACGCTCGAAGTAAGCGGCTCCTGTGATGTTGTGGTATCGGGCGATAGCTTTAGTCTTCGTACCGTCCCACGGGTCTATTATTACATAGTCTGACCCAATCTTGGTAGGGCGGGCTGCCGTAACCCAGTGAGCACCGTTGTTTACCTGCAAAATTACCGCTTTATCAGGGTGTTTTAGTGCCTCATGTAGGTTGGTGTCATTACGTCCATACTCTCTGCGAACAAAGTCCATTTTATCAAAGGACAAATTGCCCCAGATGATAAGTCCGTCGCTTGTGTAGTTGTGAACGTTCTTAGCTATGTCCAATGGGGACTGATAGCAGTTGAAATAGTCTGAGAGCATTGAAATGGCTGTTGTAGTACATCCCCATCTTCCAATGGTTAGTGTACTTTCTCCCAACTTATCAGCGGCCCATTTAGGGTCTCTTTGTGAGAGGTATTTCATACTAAGCTGTTATATCTGGATTAGTTGTCGCTGGGCGTCTCTTAATCCGAATCTGTCGTCTAGGGATTCTAGTAGTAGTACCAGTTAGTCTATTGATAGCATGTATCGTAGAAGGTTTAACTCCACGGGTCTTACCCTTTATTGGTAGTTTAGGCATATTTAGTCTTTAGCTTGAGTAAAGTCGAAGGGAGCTAGCTTGCCATTTAGCTCTGCTACAGACTGTTCAATACCAGACATCTCCTCCTTACCGTCTATAACAGCAGTCCAAATACCCCCAAGGGTTGCCATAACAATAGAAAAACCTAAGGTGCCAACAAAGGCAAACGTACGCCATTTAACGTATCTCTCAGAAGCATCGCTCTTTGAAAGATATTTCTCGTTAATGTCCGCGCGTAGATCAAGAAAGAGTCTATTCATGTGGTCTTCTAAATGTTTAATCTCTGGTGTTGACATAAGCACTGGTTTATGCTACTCTCCTGCGTTATTATAAATGTATATGGAGTTTGTTATCGCAACCCTTAACGTCATTGGCATCATATGGTTGACGTCGTGGATATTCGGTGGTTTCTAGGCCGTTTCTTCCATAAAGCTCAACACCGCTTCAATGGCTTCTGTTTCCTCGGCAGATAGCAGTTTTTCAGCACTACGCAATGTCTTGATCAGAATCTCTTTTAGAGTTTGTGATGTTACTACGTTTCCAGCAATCTTAATCGTTCCACCTGCAAGAAGCGCGAGGAGAATAGCAGGATTATTAAAGAGTCCTGCCGAAGCCGCTCCCACTATACCAGCACTTGCTAGTACAGACTGTACCGTTCCAAGACGTCCCAACTTATTCATTGACCGCTTAACAATGTTCGAGTTAACCAATGAGGCCGCCTCACTAGCAATGTTGTCGATTGCCGTATACTGATCTGATAGCTTACGCAAATCATCCCTAAAAGAGTTCCCTTCAGGGAGCTTGTTTGCAATAAACTCATTTGTAGCTCGACGTACATCGAGGATAGCGTTCCTCTTAACGTTATTCCCTGGGTCAGTAAACACACGAGAAGATAGTTTCTGCTCTACAACCTGATCAAATGCCTTACGTGCATCCCATAGATTATCTAGATTATCTCCAGACTTTACCGCTTGATCTAACATCTCCTTGATAATGACATCGTATTCTCTTTCCAATGCCTCATCGGCTTTGAAGAGGATGCTGCTGTCATTTTTTGCTTTAGCCAAGAAGTCACTAAGCTCATCAGCCTTATATGCAATGCCGCTGCCAACCAGTCCTTCAGAAATTTCCTCACTCTTATTTGTAATAGCTCCACGAACAGCACCAATGTTCTTATCAGGTGCTCTTCCCACCACAACTAAGTCTTGTACGCTCTTTGCTGCACGGATGTCAGAAGGTGATGGCGCGATCTCAAGGGTTCGCAATATACCAGTAGTCTTCCCTCTACCTTGAGCAATGGCGGATGCTTTTTGAGACCGTGATAGCCGAGGAGCAGTGATGCTAATAGCATCATCCAAGATCTGTTTAGCCAGGCGTCCCTCTACAGCTCCAGCAGCTTCTCCAGCAACATTACGAGCTATTGGTTTAGTGGCTCGGCCAGCGGTAAGAATACCCTTACCACCAGCTGCTGCATCAATTGTATTTAGTGTATCTCTAATCTCGTCTCCTAGTTCAGGATCAACCTGTGCGATGATATCTGAAGCAGACTTTCCTAGGCCAAGCGCCCCCGATGTAAACCGCCCCACTGGGGTGTCTAAAAATGCAGTTAGTTTCTGGCCTAGCTGTTCTTTGGTTTCATCAGGGATTGCCGCAACAGCAGCATCACCGATTAAATCATTTAGGAACCCAGACACAGGC